AGCGGTCAGACTTAGAAGAGTTCCTAGCACTAGAGCAACTAAAACAACAAGAACAAGAGTTGCGAGAGATGATGATATATCATGGCAGGCCTGGACTGTGGGATGACTGGAACAACTTCCAAGTCAAAGCCAGACAACAGCGTGATGAAGAAAAGCGCCAACAACTCAAAGCAGAGTTAGCAAAGAAAGCCAAGACTAATAAGTTTATAGAGACAGCACTGCTAACCTTCTGGATAACGATGCTGATATTGGCTGTATTTGGGTGTGTTATTGGTGCAGTGTACCTAACTATGGAGTATCAATGATTCCTATACCACTAATACTAGAGATTGGCTCTAAGATCCTGGATAAAGTTATTCCTAATCCAGAGGCTAAGGCACAAGCACAATTAAAACTGTTAGAGATGCAGCATCAAGGTGAACTACAGAAGATGCAAGCAGATATAACAGAGCAGGAAGAGCTTACAAAGCGCTTACAGGCTGACATGGGTAGTGACTCTTGGTTATCCAAAAACATCCGTCCTATGACGCTTATAGCCATCTTAGCGGCCTACTTTATCTTTGCCTTTATGTCTGCCTTTGGCTATAATGCCAACAGTAACTATGTAGAGTTACTAGGTCAGTGGGGGATGTTGATAATGTCCTTCTACTTTGGTGGTAGAACTCTTGAGAAGATTCTTAACATGAAAAAGGAAAAGAACAATGATTGATTGGGGTAAATATCCTAACTTCAAAGCATCAGAGTTTGCTTGTCAACATTGTGGCTCTGAAGGCATCAGAGAAGAACTAGTAGCAAAGTTACAAGAACTTAGGAATGTCTATGGTAAGCCTATGGCAATCACCTCTGGGTATCGTTGCCCACTGCATCCTGTAGAGCGTAAGAAGAGTGTGCCAGGAACACACGCAGAGGGTCTTGCTGCCGATATTGGCATCCAAGGCGAGGCTGCTATAGAGTTACTTCATAAAGCCATTACAGTCGGTTTTACAGGCATTGGTGTGCAACAGAAAGGCACTGGTAGGTTTATACACTTAGATGTTGGTAAAGGGTCTACCAGACCAGCAATCTGGAGTTACTAAAAAAGAAGCCCCAATTAAGGGGCTTTTTAATTACTACACCACGAACACCACTATTCCCATTGTACCACAAACCTAAGAAAGCCAATGTCGATGATGACATTGTTGAACACACCTTCCTCATCTTCCATCTCTGAATACTCTACACCAAACATAATACCGGTGATGATGATCATTGATAAACTCATAGTTTCTCCTTTACTCAATATAGTGAGTGATTTTACTCAATCAAATTTCACAATGACCAGCAACACAAGCTAAGGTCTGAGCACCTTCTACATTGTCCTCGCCTTCGTCAAGTGAATCCCAATCAATCTCTTTAGGCATCTTAGCCAACAGTTCCTTATACTGCTCTTCTGTACAATCTTCATAAGGAGCCTGTCGATAAGATCCACCATCGTGAGGCAAGAAAGAGATACCACTGATCTCATCGAAGTTACGCCACACCCACGCTCCAACATCCATCCACTCATCTTCTTTAACTGAGATAGTCACAGAAGGTTTATGCTCACACCAGTGACGCTGATACTGCATCCATAATTCTAGGTGTTTGATAGCATCCAGATCATCCCTGGTACGAGCGCCATCAGGTGACTTCTGTGGGAATGAGAATACCACAGTAGACTCTGGACGCATAACACAGTCTTCAGCAGGGATGCCAGCATTAATCATAAATTGCGACAGAGGATCTTTTTTATCGCCCCGAACGCGACGAATATAATAAGGGCTATGTCGAGTATGAATGCCAGAGGCAGAATCAACAAGTTGAGACACAGTACCGCTAGGTTTAACACAAGTGATAGCAGCGCTTTGAGGGATGCCGAGAATGCCGCTATACTGAAGATTGGTGTCCACGGCGACCTGTCGTAATTGTTCAAGATTCTTCGCAGTTGCGTCACTAACTTCCCCCATCATTTTGTTATCAAGAATACCAGTCAAAGATACACCAAGCAAACGCTCTTCTTCAGTGTTCTTTTGCCATATCTTACGAAGGTAAGGGAAGTGCGTTAGTGTAGCCTGGAATGTACCAAGGATAGTAGCAACACGAACCTTCTTCTTCAGTGTATCTACAGTATCATCAGCACGAACAACAACCTCAGTTAGGTTACAGAACTGGTACGGACGCAATATTATTTCCGAGCATGGATTGGTACCAAAGTCATAGTTAGGATCACGACGACCATTCTTAGCTGCTTGCTTTACTGATGCTGCACGACTGAAGATACCACGCTCACCACTGTGGCTATCATACAGACTAGTCCACTCATGAAGGAACTGTGATGTATCAGGCTTCTGCTCATAGGTAGCAGAGTTATTAGCCAATGCTCGTTGACCATTCTGTTCCCACCATGAGCCTGACTTAGCGTTACGCATCTTATCATCTTGCAAGTCAGATAGAGAAATCATTGCTGAACGACGAACACCGCCAACGACAACAACTTCGCCGATCTTGCAGAGAATATCATGGCACTCGATTGATGAGAGACGACGACCAACCGCACCTTTGAACTTGGATATTGTGAATTTAAATAGTTCCTCAAGCGGTCCTGGTCCACTGGCTCGTCCACCAAATGTTTTAAGTCTTTGACCCGCTGGACGTACCTTGGATAGATCCCATTTTGCAACCTCACCAGAATATAGAAGAGCCACCAACTGTCGTAGTGCTTTTGCCCAACCTTCTTTGGAGTCGGCAACAACGATAGTAGTCTGACTATCAAACAACTGCTCAGGGACTTCAGGTAACTGATTAACATATTGTTGCTCCACGGAGAAACCTACCCCAGTTCCGCAGAGCAGGATGTACATAGCCTCATCAAATGCTTTAGGATCATCAATGGGCAGATAACTACAGTTGTATCCTGCTGTGTTATCACGCTCCAAAGCCTTACCAGCGGTCATAATAGCCCTCATGGAAGGCATTACATCCAGGTTTACTACTGCTTGTTCTAGTTCGTTACGAAGGTCACGAGTAAGAGCATAGTTGTTGTTCTTAAGCAAGTGATCTTCCATGAAGTTAAAATACCGTGATACAGTTTCATTCCAGTTCTCACGACGACGCTTCTCTGGCAGATAACGGCTGTAACGTGATTTACTGATGAATTGCGAGTAGGTGTCCATCTTAGTCATGTAATTCCTTTTCTAATAGTTCAAAACGATCTTCAACTTTGTCTATGAATCTCTCTAGCAGTTCCTCTGCGGATATGTTCAACATCTCTAATAACATTAACTCATCGTATTGACTAAGTTTACTAATTATATCTCGCAAAGTGTATGCCATATTATCCTTTCTTATGGTCTTCTATCAACCGATTGATAAACCATTGTGCTTTTTCATATTCCTGTAATGCGTCATCTTTGTGTCCTGCTCTACTAAGGTACTTCAGTGCAGACAATCGTAGGTATCCACGAAACTCCTCATCGCTGCTCTTAGCCCTCATGTAATCAATTGCTTCGATACCTCCTATCTTATAGTGTTCGGGGTTGATTGCGTCTTCTGATAACTTCTTTTTTAGTAATTCACCTAGGGTTCCCATACCGTTTCCTTAAGAAATCTAAACTAATAAAACTCTCATCAAAGTGACCATCGTTGACTTCATGAAGCATTAGTATACCACGCCAATGCTTGTTACCTTGATGTCCCATGTAATCTTCATCATGGAGATAGCAAGAACCAGCGATGATACAAGTGATGTTACTACCATCAGCTCTACGGCCATAAGCGACTTGCCTGCCTTGCTGATGTCCTACCACAGAACTCTGGTGAACCTTAGACACCATTGCTGATGCTGTTCCTACCGGTCGTCCCATCACTCCAGATACGAGGTAATGACAATAAACCACACCGTCAATAATAACAGGTTCAAGGAAATCAAACACCTCCCAACCACTCTCTTTGTATCCGAGATCATCAATGCTAAGAGTTCCGTCGAGTTTAGGATCACTTTCAATTGCTCTTGTGATCCTGTTTTCGTGGTTGCCAAGCGTGAGAACCATTCTAGGTCTATATTGTTTATCTTTGTTTCGTTTTGCTCTTGCATTGTACTCCTTCATCGGTGCTAACAGCCTCTGCATTGCTTCCCTGGTGACTTCAACATCCTTCTTATACCGTCTACCTTCAAATGACTTTGTACCTTTGTCATATGAAGATAGTGAAGGCATATCAGCAAAGTCACCAATGTTGACTATTACATCAGGCTGTTTTGCTACAATATAGTTACCTATCCAATCCAGATGATCAAGGGGAACACCGTCCTTGACTTGACAATCAGGTATGATTAGGTGTTTCATTTCAGATCGTCTTCCTCATCAAACTCTTTGAAGGCATTACGAATACGCTCAGCCATTTCATTATCTTTAGGAATGTGTTTGAAGATACCATTGTTAAGGATAGTCTCTACATGGATTTGATTAGAAATATCATAGCCGTAGATAGCACCAAGGAAGTCAGTTAAACCTTTCAATGGTACATCCCAGACATCAGCGTCATCAACAAAAAAGGTGTGTACAAAGGTACGGTTACTAGAATAACCAGGAGCAGGTTCACCACCATCAAGTTCTTCAAACTTCAATGTATATTTATTCATCTTTAGATCCTTTGCTAAGTAGAGTAATAAAGAATTCAGCATCTACAACTACAAGGGGCTTGGCTCGATTTTGCTTAATAAAGACAACTGGCTCTCCTTTGCCTTTTGCGTTTGTTTCCGCTTGCTCATAGTAACCGTATACGGCAATTCTATCCCTTGACTTGCATTCCACAGAAATTGGGCATCTGCTTCTTGCTGTTGGCGAGAGTAGGATGTCTTCACCCCCGGCTCCCATCGAAACGCTTCTAACATCATCCGTCTCCAGATTGAACTTCGCTATGATCTGATCCCGAACCCACTGCTGGAATGTTCGGCCCTTATTTTTCGCTGAGGAGGGTTTCATGCTTGTGTTTTTCCATATATATTAAAGCCTTTCGTATTATATTGATGCTATCTTTTAAGTTACCAATTCCTACATTACAATTACTACACAACAAACCACGAACAGCCCCAGTTGTATGGTCATGGTCTACAGCAAACTTTTTACCATACTTCTCAACATGAATACCACAAATATCACAACAGTTATTTTGCTTTTGCAACAACAAAAGATAATCAGACTGCGAAATACCGTACTGTCTTGTTAAATCATATTCCCTTTGCTTTTCTTTGTTTCTGGTTGTTCTTACACTTTTAGCTACGCATTCTTTACATAGATAAGAATTACGAAACAAACGACTAGATTTGTCTTGTGTTTCTTCTGTTAAAAGAGTATCGCAATCACTACATTTTTGCTTGCAAGCATAACATATTCTATCGTCATTCTCTGTTAAAAATTGTTTCTTGCACCTGCGACACTTTCGTTCTTTTGCGCTGCTTGGTTTCAATGTTTAGTGTTCCTTTTGCTTTTATCCACTTCTTAGGTATGTGCATTATACAACATACATCATTAGCATCGTTAATAGTGCTTGCTACACTAATGGCTTCTTGACTCTCTGCAACTAAATAACCAACAGTATAGGTGTTGAGGACAACAGGTTTAACATGATTAACATTGATCCATGAGTCCTCACTACAAGCATCTACCCAATGCACATAGACTAACTTGTTGGTGGTTGCCACAAATCACCTTCCTTTCGTCGTATCCACAGTAACTGTGCCATCTCAGTCATGTGGTTAATGTCACCATCATACGCTGTCAACACTGCGTTGAATAACTCCGTCTCTGTCTTTGCCTCCGACAGAATCTTTTCTGCTTTCTTAGGACCAACACCCTTCAGTCCTGGAACATTGTCAACCCTGTCACCAGTAAGCACCTGCATATAGAAGTTCTTTATTGCTTCGTCTTCAGTGACATAGTAACGAATGTTCTTGACAAAGTTGTAGTGATGTCCTCTCAAGTTATCCAGATCCTTATCGATAGAGCAGATAATGTAGTCTTCTTCACCAAGAGCGTATGCACGAATTCCAATAGCGTCATCAGCTTCTTGACCTTCTTGGACAGAGAAAGCCCAGGCATCAATCATGTACTGACGAATGATACCTAAATGCTTTGGCTTCTCTGCTACTCTAGTGCCTTTGTATGGTGCTGTTTTGGCAATGTCAAACCTAAAGTTACTCTTGCCAGTTAGATAGCCCTCACAGTCTTCAACCTCAGTGTAGGTAAAAATCAAATCCTCAAGAAACTCTGATGTCTTCTGAATCGCTACCTTTTCTGGTTCATCTTCTGTACCGAAGGCCATGCGATACGCCACAACATCGGCATCTATGAGGGCTATCATGTTTAGGCCTTCACAATACTGATTGCATTAGTATTGAGGTTACGATCCAAACCTAGACTACGCAGATACTTACGCACTGCGTTACGGGCTTGTTCATAAGAAGCAAACCCACTCTTAAACAGCTTAGAAGTAAGTCGCTTGTTTGCCTTTTTTACAATATACATATCAATCCTTTCTGTAAGTTTACGAGGATTACTACAGGACATCGTCATCATCTTCACCGTCATCTTCCGGTGAATCATAAGATTGAAGTTCCTCAATTACCATCTTCTTGATGCTCGGGGATACTCCACTCTTATTCTTGTACTTCCACTCATAAGAGGAAAGCAACACTACTGCTTTGCTGCCGTTGCCAATAGCAACATTAGATAGGTCTTCACCATCAGCAGCAAATACCTTAATAGGAATAGAACTCTTACAAGTGATGAAGTTACCTTTCTCTGGCTTATCATCGCGTGTACGAACTTCGATACCCATACTCTCAATGGCTTTGATCGCTCCTGGAGATAGGTTACAAAGATCAACACTGTACTTGTTGGTCATCTCGTTTAGTTTATTGTGAAAACACCACATTACTTCTGCTTTAACCTTGATTGGCTTGGCTGTATCCATTATTAACCCTTTCGTTAGTGGATATTGGTTGGTAATTTGTCTTGCAATAGATCAAGTGTAACAACATCTAACGCTTCTGTCAATAGTTTGTAGGCTATTTCCTTTCTGTTCATAAGGTTATCAGAGATACCGATCATGAGTTGTCCTTCATGGGTTTCATAGACAAACACGCCATGTTTGACCTGCTCTTCTGTCATTGGTTTTTCCATTAGTGTGTATCTGCCCATGTTGATCCAACTTTGTATTCACCAGTCAAAGGACAGAATAAGTCAAGCTCTTTTGTTGTTTCTTCAAGAGACTCTACTGCTAACTGTCCTACCCTTTCAGCATCTTTCTCTAACACTTCTAACTGCCATTCGTCATGCACATTAACAACGAAGTGTGCATCAAGTTTCTCTTTGCGTATCTTACCATCTAAGATAATCATTGCCTGCTTCATCACTATCGCACCAGCACCCTGCAACAGCGTGTTAAGTGCAGAGTGTGCGGAACGAACGAAAAGTTTCCTACCGTCCAGTCCTGGTAGGTAGCCTTTCTCTGCCATCCTCTCAACCTTTGTCCTAAGTGTTTTGAGTGCCGGTGTGTTATCCAGAAAAGACTTAATGAGCGTTTCCCCTTCCCTTGAGCCGCCACCCACAATTGACCCGATCTTAGCTGCTCCAGCCCCATATAGGAATGCGTAGATAAAGGTTTTGGCTTGCGGTCGTGTTTGAAGACCTGCTGCAATCTGGTTTTTGGTATGAATATCACCCTCAATGACTTCTTTGACATAATCTTTATCCTTCATGTAATGAGCCAACATCCGTAACTCTAAACCACTAGCATCAGCGCCAACAAGTTTGTACCCTTCATTGACAGTCCAGCAGTCGCGACACTCTCGACCAAAAGGACTGGATGATGATGGTATTTGCGCCATGTTAGGACTATGGTGTGTCATCCTACCTGTCACTGCCCCGTTGGTGATGACCTTACCACGCACACGCCCGTCTTCTTCAACAGCGTCAGTCCATGATTTAACTTGAGCGTACCGTTTTTGAAGCATAAGGTACTCGGCAATAAGTTTAGCTTCTGGAATATCAACTCCGTCAAGTGTTCCTTCATCAACGATCACCGATCCTTTCTCAGTCTTCTTTGTTGGCTTCCAGCCTAGTGACATAAGTCTCTTGGCTATTTGCTGTCGGCTGCCAGGGTTAAATACTTCTACATCATCTTTGAGTCGTTTTCCTGTTTTTTCGCTGTATCGTTCTGTTGTGATAGGTGGGAATACCTGCTGAAGCTCTTGCTCGATTCTGCCCATTCTGTCAGAAAATCCTGCCAGTAGTACCATACATTTAGGCACATCGAGTTTAAAACCTCTTCGCTCTTGCTTTGTAATGAGTGCAGCAACTTTATATTCGATTTCAAAACATCGGTCAGAGAATCCATACTGTTGTTTTTCTTTGAGTAGTTTGTCATATACCTTTTCCAGTAGTTCAACATCCCTGATGCAGTACTCTATCATTTCATCCGATAGGCCAGCATCATAGTCCTTGAAATCAATTTTGCTCAACCCTAGCTGGTTTCCGAATGATGCGAGGCTGTGGCCGTTTTCTCTGTTTGGGTTCAGCAGTCTTGACATGATCAGAGTATCCACGCACTGGCTCAATCGAATCTTCGTATTCCAGAGCCGATTCAGATGATACGCATCGAACGAAATGCCGTTTTGCATAACGTACACATCGTCCTTCCTTAGATAACCTCTCAACTTTTCTGCTTCCTTCCATACCTTCACCTCACCATCACATTTAGTTACACAGCACCATATCACAGACTGCTTTGTGTCAGTCTCTATGTCTAGGAAGATTAACCTTTTCATTCATATTTCGTCCACACACCGTTAAAGTGGGCATACACCCTACCATCATTACCTAGCCCAATGATGTTACCGTTACGATCACCAGTGATGCTCACAATCTTGAAAGGCTCTGTAACTCCTTCATCCTTTGTAACCTCTGCTGGTTGGTCATCTTTGACCACTTTGTTAGATCCTCTTTTGTTCTTAGGCAAGTCAGACATATTTGCTTTTCCTTATCGTAATCGCACTCATTAGTACATGGTGTTACAGCGCGTTCATAACTGTTGGACATAAATCTGTCAAGATAGTTTTACATTGCTCAGCGATAAGTCGATGCTCCTTCTGTGTACCATTGCCAGACCGTAGTGTAACATAATGAACCCAAGAGCGCAATGTACCGTTCATGTACATTCTGGACATTGTTAATCCTTCCGGTAATACCTTCCTTGCTACTTCCTTGGCTATCCCTAAATTTAAGGCGTTGCTGTAGGCTGTTTTAGCCTGTTTAAGCACCTTCTGTTGCTCATCTTGCCACCACCGTTGTGTGTCCTTGTCAGCGGTTTCTAGGCTGTTCTGACGATTCTTATTATCTTGCATCCTTGCCTCTGAGATATCCCACTGCTGTGCTTCAGCGTAACGCTGTGAGAACTCCTGGAAGGTGAAGCTGCGGTGACGCAATATCTGTCGTGCTATGTCCCTGGTACAGTTAATCTCCATGCAGACATTGATCATTTCAAAAGGACTCCAGTGCTGATTCTTAATTAAGTACCGTATCAATCGTTCATAGTCAGGGTTATCCTGGTTCTCAGGGTTCGATATTCTAGCCATGTAAGCGATTAGGTTTTCGATCTGAGGGGTTGCCCAGACAAGGCTAACATTAAGCGGTTCTAATTCTACTTCGTAAGGCACACCAGATACTTTAACCATTGATTTTCTCGCTTGTAACAAATTTAGTAAAGTCAGGTGGTTGCCATCCTTCTGGCTTTAACACCTTACCATCGTCTCGTTTCAATACCTTACCGGCGACATTATCAATCTTGGCTAGGTTGCTTGCAGAGCCTTCATCCCAGATCTTTTCACAATACCAACCCTTAGACAACATATAACCCACTATCACCCAGATCATATCAAAGCAAGCATCAATGGTTTCTACCTCGTCTTTGACAATCCTGGCTGATATAAACTCACTGTATTCCTCATTGATAAGGCGATGATATAAGGTCGCTTGCTCATCATTATATTTGTCTACAGATTGTCCTGCTGCTTGCATGAATCTTTGTACATCAGCGAACACCTTAACCACTATTCTTCTCCTTTAGTTTGGCTTCAATGGCTTCCGCAAAATCCAGCACGTTCTGATGTGCAGAACAAATGTGAAACTCCACAGCACTACCAGTGTCGGCTTTGTTGCATTTCCAGATTTCATCTGCGGTCAGCCCAACCCATGACAAGTTGTCACGCTTTTCAATATAGTCAGCAGCTTCTTCTAACAAGTCTGCTATACGATCAGGCTTACCTTCTTGGACAGACTTGCGTGTATCAATCTGTCTGCGGATCTCTGCTCTTTTACGAAGGCGATAAACTAGGTCATCCATTATTCTTCTCCTTGAGCTTGGCTTCAACCCATCGTGCAAATTCAATACGAGTTGCTAAAGGCCACGGGGCATAGATTTCCTCATCCGTCAGCCCAACCCAGGTATCCGGTTTTTCCGGAGTGCTTAGTGCTTGGCGTAGTGCTGATGCTGCATTGTGTGTTTTGTAAGTATCACCACAATCCAAAGATTCCAAAGCCTCCAACGCCATCTCTGCTGCTTTGCGTAGGTCAGTCATTTCAAACTCCTTGCTCGTATGGCGTCGGCCAATTCAGCCGGGTGCGTGGATTTGTCAGCCGCATCACAAATCTTCGCATATGCCTCACGCTCATCAGCCCGTACCAACTCTACAAAGCGTTCGATCTGCTCCATCGTGACTGGCACCGTCAGGCTTTCTTTAACCATCTTCCAGTCGGGCTTGCCCGTCGGTTCGTTGTAGGTAGTGTACAGACCAGTCCACCCAGCCTGTTTAACAAGTTCTTTAATTCGTTCGTTCATCTTAATCCCCTTCCTCTGACTCATCCTCGTCATCTTCTTCGTCTTCATGATCCTCATCCCAGGCCATAAGGTCAAGGTAATCGAATTCTTCGATATGCTCTTTATACATTCCCATTATTTAGTTCCTTATTGAAATTTCTTATGTGCGGATTCCCAAACAAAGTCTTTATCTTCGTTTAACTTGTCTAGTTCGTCATCGCTGTAAGGTGTACCATCCTCATGCTCAGCGTAACTGATGTAAGCATCACAGAAGTCAGGATAGTCCCATGTTTGAACATCTTCAACAGCAACATTATACGCTTTCATTATCTATTTCCTTCTCAGAAAGTTTATGATGGTGGTCAGTTTTGTTTACCGCACAGAAAATATCCCACAACTTTTGCATCTTTAACTCTAGGGTATACTCTAATGCCATCAGGTGATTACACACTTGGTCATCTGACATTGGCCCATCTGGCCCATCAATGTAGAGCCAATGTAGTATACCGATGTCCTCCTTAACCATCCACACATTCATTATTGCTTGTTCCAGGTCAAATCTATCCGACATATCAATTCCTTTCGTTCATTGCGTTACGGCTGTCCAAAACTGCCTTAGTGTATGGTGTCACTAATACCTTACCATCGATCTCACAAAGTAGTATCAGTGCCTTCTTGCGTACCTCTGGTGATACCGCCCAACCATACTGCTCAGGATTGTTGAGATCCTGGAGGAACTGTTTTACCTTGTCCATGTTCATTTCCTTAGAAGTATGCCAATAAAGCTAAGTATGCCTAGTAAAGTTGTCATTTTCTGCCTCTAGTATTGCTGATCCAATGATGGTAACGATTTGAGGTACTAACGCGTTTCCGAGTTGCTTAAGTCTGTCCACCCTGCCGGAAACCCCATTAGCCACTCTACCCACGTTGGGTTCAGTTGTCCACCAGTCTTCTGTTGATTGTCCGTCCACTGTACTGCAACGTCCAAGGTATCCCAACTCACCTTGCCTTCTCGGATTCGCCCACCGATGTAAACTCCCTTCCCATCCCTCGCAGCTGGTGTAGGCCATAGGCGGCTGGGTTTCTCGCTCAACGAGTCCTGCACTGCTGCTCCCAGATTCCATCCGTGAGTGCCGTTTAGATGACTCGGTGCTACTCCCTGTCCGCCTGTCATTGCTGTTGGGGTAGGCCACGATCCAGATCCTGTCCCTGCGGTGAGGAGCGCCAACGGCTGAAGCGGGTATACAATGCCATTCCGCATCATACCCGATCTCAGCGAGGCTCCTGAGAACTTCTTCCAATCCTCTAGAGCGAAGCACTGCAACATTTTCTGCGATGGTCCACCTCGGTTGCGTTTCTTTGATGAGCCTGTGCATTTCGTACCAGAGTCCTGATCGCTCTCCTGCGAGTCCTGCTCCTTTGCCTGCAACGGATAAGTCTTGGCATGGGAATCCACCTGTGATAATGTCAATTGTTCCAACATCTTCTCCTTTGAGTGTTCGTACGTCATCAAAAATAGGTACTCCTGGGAAATTCTTATTCAACACTGCATGAGTCTTTTTATCAAAGTCACAGAACGCCACAGTTTCAAAGCCACCAGTGCGCTGCAAGCCTAATGAAAATCCTCCTATGCCGCTGAATAAATCTAGGTGCTTCATCATAATGTCTCCATTAACTCTGTCATCCTACCAGTAAACTTATCGTATAGAACAGCACAGGCTGGGCCAGTCTCACCACTGTAGCGATTCTTGATCACCCTTAGCCTGGTGGTGTTGCGCTCGATAGGGTCATCAGCTTGTGCATGGCGCTCTAATCCTATCACCATATCCGCCAATTGTCCAATGGCAGCAGATCCACGCAACTGAGCCAACGAAGTAGCCGCACCTTCCTCATGGCCTTTATTGCCATCAGGCCTACGCAAGTGTGATACCGCAAACAAGGTTATGCTAGTTTCCTGCACGATCATGCGAAGTTTAGTCATGATCTCATCAATGGCTTTCCTTTCGTCACCATTGCTCTGATCACTGATAACGATACTGATATGGTCTAAAAATACAAACTTACAATCTAACGCCTTGGCCATGTACCGCACACGATTGCAGATGTTATCGATACTGTTACTGCCAAAGGAATCATAGAGGTAGATGCGATCACTGCCTAATGTGCGTTGATAAGCTAGCTCTTTCTCCGCATCGGTAGCATCAACCTCAGCGATATGCAATGGCTTGTTAGCAGCCAGGGACATTAAGGATAACGCTGTCTTCCTCACTGATTCCTCTAAAAACATTAGCCCAATGTTATGCGAAGTTGTCGTAAGTAGACGGAAGATGACTTCACGCAAGAATTGTGACTTACCTAGACCACTGCCAGCAGTCACTACGACAAGCTCCTGTCCACGGATGCCACCAGTAAGGTCATTAAGACCACCATAAGGATAGTCTGCAATTGACTTTGCCAATGGAGCCATCACCATGTCGTGCAGGTCAGTGCCTTTGACGATGCCATCGGGCACATACTGCTCTGACTTCCACCACAGGCTGACAAAAGTAGCAGCATCATTGGCTTTGAGGTAATCACAGGCATCTTTCATGTCTGCCTTGTGCTTGAATACTTTAGCCTTAGCACCAAAAAGCTCAGCCACGGATTGTGCTGCCTTTTGTCCAGGTTCATCAGCATCAAAGCAGATCACAATGCTATCAAACCCATCTAAATACTCATACGCTGCCTTGCAATCCTTCAACGCACCACTAGCACCACTCTTAATCGATAGCACAGGATACTTTGACCCTAGCATCTGAAACCCTGCCAATGCGTCTAATTCACCTTCTACGATGGTAACAGCCTTGCCACCACTGGTGAATCTGTCCATTCCGAACAGTGGTAACTCTGCCTTACCTTGCCAATGGAATTGTTTTTCCTTGACGTTACGAACCTTATAGGCATCGTTACCATAAGGATAGTAATGCTTTGCACCATCATCAGAAACCTTGACTTGGTAGTGTCTACAGGTGTCTACGGTAATATTCCTGTCAGTGATTGCTTGGAACATCCCCGTAGAGGCCTCTAAAACGCTTTCAGTGGGCTTTGTAGGCTTTGGTACTAGTCGTGGTATCACCAGAGGCTTAGAAACCTCTGTAGAGCCTTCTACGAAGTTTTCACAGTTAAAGCAATACTGGTGTCCATCATCATAGAGTGAATTCGCATCAGAAGACCCGCAGGCACTACAGGCGATATGTTTTAAAAACTTAGATTCTTTTTTGGTCATAGTAAGCATCTTCAGCCTTTCGTGCTAAAAGTACAGACATTGCGGTTTCGATGTCTTCACGCTGCCTTTGGTCACACTTTCGTAGACTGGAAGACAGAACACGAAGAACAGACAGAACATCAGTCTCTTTTTGTTCTATCAATGTGGCAAGGTCACTAACAGCAAAATAAAAACATCTCTCGCTATTGTTGGTAGACAATTCACTATAATTCATTCTTTACCTTTCTTAACTAAGTTACTATTGTTGACATCAGTAACTAAGTTATCATAATAGTTATAATACATTGTATGTTGTTTATTAATTACTTTAGGTAATGATATTACTATCAGTAACATCACTATCATCAGTAACATTAGTAATAATATAACATTAGCAAAAACCATGCCAAAGATACTTTTACCATTGTAAATCATCTTTCCTCCCAGTAGTCATCATAGTCTGAAAGATCGTTCAGATCATCTTCATAGTCTTCCGTGTGTGTCTCGTCTTCTTCCATTAAAGATGTGTTACCAATGGCTAGACAATCACTTTTAATGTCTTTAAAGCATATGCTGCACATTTGTATGTATTCACCAGAGAATATTGATTTCCTGGAAGACTCATAATCAGACAGTATACCATCACAAGACAAACATCTCATAGTGAGTTTTCCTTTCCTAACTTAGTAATCCGCATCTTAGCAGACTTTACACTGTTGCACACTAGTATAGTTTCGTGTCTCTTATTAGTTACGAACACCGCACCAGTACTTCCGTAGTGTATGAAATATCCTTTGTAGTGCATCATAGGTTGTAATGTTCCTTCCACTTAATCAAGTAAGATCGCCAAATGCGTTTCTTAACATCAACGACAGGCTGTAATGCGCTTGCTTTCCTAAACTTACCTGCTTGCAGCAAGTGTATGTAATGATCTATTGTCTTCGTTTTCATAACACCCCCATAAAGGCATCTAAAACGGCCTAGAAAGGCTTCCAGCGGCCTAGCCTATGCTACCCCATTAGACAGCATAGACAAGGCAGTAGAAGCGATTCTATAGGCTTATAGGTAATTCACCACCAAAGACACCAAAGACGTTTACAGTGTGTTCCTTGCCTTCTTTGTCTACCAATGTAATCACTCTGAAAGACTGGTCATCATCGCCTTTATCTTTGCTTATGACGATCGACACAATATGACTTAATGTTATCTCTGCGATCATTTTGTCCTCACTGAACCAATAACACCATAAACCAAAGACACTACAAAGCCTGCAGATAGCACAATCGCCTGTGCAGCGCTGAATAGGTTAAAGGTGTTAATGTAAACCAAAGACAGCGCAGACATAAGGAACACAACGAGAGACATAAGTTT